GCCTCAATTGCGCTGCTAAATGTTAATTTCACGATGCATCTCCATTCGGTGATAAATCTTCCATTTCTTTTGCTTGGTCTAGCGTAATCAATTGCAACGATAACAATTTTTCTATTGTTGCAAGTCTTGTTGTTGCATCTACTCGCAAAAATGTTTCATCTACTGCAAAGCGCACCATGTTGCCATTTGCGGTAATGTCATTCATGCTGAGCCGATCTTCTACTGCACAAACATAAGGCGCAAGTGTGTATGCAAAAAATTCTTTGCGAGCATCTAAGATGTTTTGGTATGTCATGCTTGCATTTGCATCGCTGCTTAACATGTATGCAGGCACATTCATTAAACGCGCAATTTCAGTTGATTGCGCTTGAATTGCCTCTGTGTACATCATATCCTTTGGTGAAAATGATGTTGGAATGAAATCCAGAGTGCTAGTGAGATACGCAGTCGCGCGCGAACTTCTTGCGGCCTTCCATGATGCTAACAATCCTTGCACTACTGGTTCAGGTAAATCTGCACCGCTATTTTTAATGTGACCGCTTGCAATTGGTGTTGCCGCAGCGATAGCAGCTGCGCGTTGAATATCAAGGGCAGCCCTAATTGTGCGCGCACCGGAAACGAGGACTGCCGGGTTAAGTGATTGGAATGTAATTAAACTTGAAACACCGTTCATTGGTCTTTCTGCACCATCAACCATGTAACCAATTATTTCGGTGCTGCGTTTATTGTAACGAGCAGTTACTCTTTCATTTGCTACCCATGCAAATCGCGCAGGCCTGCCATCATCGGAATAAACTGCGGTAACTTCCCAATACGCAACAGAATTAAAAATCAAACTTTGGATTGTGTACGCCATTGTTACTGCGCGCGGCTGGCGTTCATCTGGTTGTTCTAACCAAACTGGTGAACCTAATTCCTCACCTGTTGATTTTTTATAGAGCTCTAATGGTATGCCTGCAATAATTCCGCAAATCAAATTTCTGCATTTCATAACACTTGGCACACTCATTGCACTTGCAAGATCAATAGTTACATCTTGATAACTGAAACCATCATTAAATCCGTAATAATTGCCATTCATTACTGGCGGCGCGTATTGCGCAGCTATGCGCGGATTTTCAACAGTTGCATCTGGCACTACACGCAAACGCGACAATAACCCCATAGCGGGATAATAGCCCTATACCACCCAATAACGACATAGGGCGCAAAACGGGCATGCGGCGTGTCTATACCGCCATGATTTGTGGAATTGATACGGGTTGGCTCATCTTGTGAACAATCATGGCCAGTGAAATTGCAGCCGCAATGCAACCTGCTGATTGGCGGCGAATAATGCGGAATGAACCTTCATTGGTCTTGGCCGCGCAATTGTTCATGGACTCGACAAACTCGGGTTGGCCCGAATGGGTAATGCGCTTGGCAACGATGGCATCGAGTAAATCACCGCAAGCCTGATAGAACTGTTGGCCTGACACATCTTCCATTTTGCAACCATTTACAGCTAGGCGTTGGGCAATGGACTGGGTGGCATAGTGGTCAAACATAATGCCAGCAGGATTATATTTATCGGCCCATCCTTTAATGTCAGCGGCAATGCGTAAATCATCAACTGCAACCTCACTGCGCCACTGTTGCAATATCCCAACACCAATGCGGCCATCAGGTAACAATTGCCCGGCAACCAAACTAGCAGTGCGAGTATTTTGCGCTTTATCAAATGCAAAGTAAGTCAGCGGCCCCGGCCCCATTTGCAAGGTCTTATCGCCGCAATCCTCAAATGCCATGTTAGGCCATGGGCTAGTCAGCGATGAAACCCAAGTGCAAAGCATCTCGGTCTTTATGGTTTCCACGCTATCGGTTGAAACCGCCTCAGCTAATACATCCTCGGTTATGGTTATGCCTAGCGCGGGGTTTGCCATTGCCCATGCCTTGCGGTCATCTATCTTGCAATGCTGTGGGGCTGAATACTCATACCAGCCAAGGGATTTATCAGGGTATGACAACGCGCGCTCCCGGAGATCGTTCAAAACTAAAGAATACGCATCACCAGCATTTGAAGTAAAGATGGATTGGGAATTGGGCCGCGCCCTAGTTACAGGCTTTGCAGCTTTCATGGCCTCCTCGCTGATTTCGCGAAGCTCATCTACAAATAGCACATCAGCCGAAAGCCCGCGCGCACCATCGCGTGTAGCTGCTACTACTTTGTAACTGGCACCATTTTTTAATTCGATACTTTCTTGGCCATTTGCAAAGCGGCCTACAACACCGCGATTTAGTTTTACTTGATCCCGTAGTTCATCGTTGTTTTCAATAATGGCAACAACCTGTCGAAATGTAACCAAAGCCATTGACCGATTAGATGACATCGCCACAATGTTGCGTTCGCCCAATTCAAAGAGGCCAAAGAGGATGCGCCAATAGGCAAGTGTGGTTTTGGCGTTTTGCCGGGCAACAAGTATGCAGATTGTCTTTCTAATAAAGTTACCGTCAGCATCTACGGTCAGAAAATCATCAGCTACAAATTTTTGCCAAGGCATCAACTCATAGTTGTACTTTTTGCAAAATGCTGCGAAGGCATCGCCGTATGAATGACCTTTTAATGCTGGACTCATAATGCGGGGTTTTGTAGCCCCCATCAACCTAGGTTTTCGAGTAGCCCCCTTTTGTATTGGTATTGGCTCGGTCATGTTAGGTACTGGCTTGGACTAGGTTGCCCCGCAAATGGACCTGTTAGGACCTTGGTGACGGTTTTCGGGGAGGTACGGGAAGGAGAAACAGGGGGGGTATGCGCGCGCTCTAAAAAAACGCTTAAATCGGACGAGGACTTGCGCAGGTTACATGCGCGGCAACAGCACAATAGGTTATCCAATGAATCATCCCCGCCACGCTTGCGGCTTACGATGTGGTCTACCTCGTTGCCTTCCTCACCGCAGTACTGGCATATCCCATTATCCCGGGCAATTACCTTGGCCCGCACTTTGCGCCAAAGGCTGTAGTTCTTTGCACTGAGTTTGTTACCTAATGCCATCCGTACACCTTCCAATGATAAAGCGCATCAACCATAGAACCATAACGCTTAATAGCATAACGATAACACCAATCAATTTGTTGTACATAGTTAGCATTGATTAAGTACTTAGACTTACCTTGACATATCCCATAGTGAGTGCCATTCACTGCTTTTACACGCCAATTACTTTCAGCTGTATAAAGCACATCCATTGCATAGAGTTCAATGATGCTGTCGGTCTTAGTAGCTGCATATTCTTTGTATTTAGTTGCATTTTCTGCAAAGGCGTGTGACTCCGTAGGATTAACACATAACACTCCCACTAGCATCACCGCTGCCGCTTGGGATATTTCCCTACGGGTCCCCGCGTTGCGGATGAAGCGTACCCAGCGTGTCAAGCATGTGGATAACTTAGGCGTATTTTTGGGCCTGTCTAGTGAGTTATCCACAGGGTGTGCGTAACTATTCCAAAACCATCTGCGATAAACGATTAGCTGCAATGCGGCAATAATCTGCATCTATCTCAACGCCAATAGACTTGCGCCCTGCATTACGAGCTGCAAGTAAGGTAGAACCACTGCCAGCGAATGGATCAGCAATAACACCATCAGGGCATTTATTGATAAGGATTTCCATAAGTCCGACAGGTTTTGGCGTTGGATGTCCAATTGCAGTTGCATAATTTGACCTTGATTCCTCGGTGCTTAATACCGTTGGTGTTGGTTTACCTTGCCACCCTTTTCCAATTAGATAAATCTCCTCATCATTAGGATACCAAGGGCTTGGATTTACACCGGGAAATCTGCCCTTCTTGTGCCAAATCAAACGATGAGTGATGCCATCAGGCCTTGGTTTGCGCCATGTTCCAAACACTACTGCTGGTTTGACCCCCCCCCACATTTCCAGTACATCGTCTCTAGCATCGGTGTTCTCATCACCAACAATGTCAACTCCTTTATCTTTGCGCCTTTCTCGTACTGCATCTCGTTCGCTTTTATCGGAAGAAAACTCATTTTTCATCCAAGAGATACCATAAGGCGGGTCTGTCACCAGTACATCAGCTGATAACCAAGCCAACTGCTCTGTGCAATCAGCATTGTACAAAGTTACAAAGTCATCCTGATAATAAGGTTTCAAGCCTCAACCTGCGGCTTCATCATAATCCCAATGACACCGCAAGATGTACATTCCACACACACCAGATTAGGCGGCATGTTGTTAGCGACTATTCGCTCAATGTGCGGGCATGTAGCTTTACACAATCGGCAAGTGTATTTGTAATAAGTTGCATCAATCATTTGATGTATGCCTGCAATCTGCA